GATTTTAGTTCTTAGTTTCGATCAGTTTCGTCAACGCCTGAAACGTCACACATGATTGCCCAAACTCTAATTTTACCTAGAACATCTTGAGCACCAAGGACTTTTACGTCAATAGTGTCGACTGCTTCAAAGTTTACCACTCCGGCAGTAGCAGCTGCAACAGCTGCTGGTCCGGTTGCGGCATTTGAATCATATCCATCTATCCATCTATCTACATCAGTAGTTAGATTTCCAGATGTTGCCGTCCAGCCTAAATCCAGAGTTACTCCAGAAGTTGATGCTGTCAAAACTTCAAGACCCGCTGCTAAAACACAAGTTTCAACTGGGATATTTAAGAATTGCACAAGATCATTTGCTGCTGGTTGTACTCCAGAAGTTGAAAAGTCAACTGTATTTTCAACTAAGTAAGGCACCCTTTTTATAGAAGGATGACCTACTGTACCGGCATCGCCGGTTTTTGTATGTGTAGCCATATATTTATTCTCCTATAAATTAAGTTATTACCAAAGTAGAGCTATAAACAGCTCCGCTTCTTAGAACTTTACGTCCAAATACATGCAAACCTCTTACGATATCTGCAAAACTTTCAGTATCACGAACAACTTCAGTTTTTGCGATATGTGATGCGGTTGCTGTAGAAGACATATGTCCCGCTAATGAATAATACTCATTAGATCCAGATGGAGTTTCCTCATCTGTACCGGCTGTTCCTGTATCGAACACATTGGTTTTGTACATAGTAAAACCTCTGATTGGACCAGCCATGATTCTCCCATTACGTAATGGTGATTCCTTACTGCTATCTACAATAGATTGATCTATTAATTTAGATGCAGATTTAGAAAGCACTTCATACAATATAGGTGAACCGACGTACCAGCGATTTTCTTGTGGAACATCGCCAACGTCTAAAAGTCTTGCTGCTGTAGATATTAAATCTGAAGCTTCATCTCCAGTATCCACGCCAGCAATACCACTGCCACTTGTGCCTAGAGCACTATTAGTAGATGCATTTGATATCATATTTGAAAGAACATTATAATCGTATTTCTTTTTCAATGCATATGCACCAGATGATGTAGCAATGCTTTCCCAATTTAAATGACTATGTCTTTCTTCAATGTCGTCAACTTTAAAAGAAAATGCAAAAGCTTGATCGACAGTTAAAGTAGTTTGTGCGTCAGTTAATGTTTGAGCATTTACAACACTACCTCTGTAGTAGGCACTAACCGTAACAGTAGGTTCGGTTATGATATTTACTGTATCTCCGTAATTCTCGATTTCTCCAGTGTAATCAGTATTGGTAATATCTTCAACCACTGATGCACGTCTGAAGAACTTAAGAACTTTCTGAGAGTAAATAGTAGGCACAAAATTCCCGTTACCTAAATTTTGGTAACCGGAGGCTTTTGCAACTGTCATAATTACCTCCTTATAGTTAGAAAGTTAATAAAAAATAATGTACTACTCTGAAGATATACGTCCCTCTTTTGCCGCAAGATCTAGTTCTTTTTCAAGATTTTCGAACTCTTGGGGTTTGAGTTTGCTTATTTCAGATTGATTCCAAATCTTCTTATTACCTGCTTTTGCTGAGTACTGAACCGGTTTGGTTTTTGTAACAGCTTGTGCTGCAGATTTCAAATCAGGTTTAGAAGTAGTACTAGCTTTCCCTGCGTCTGATTTATATAGGTCTAAAACTCGAACTGCCCATTTTGCATCAACACCATTCTTTAAAATACCATCAGATATATTTGTTGGTTGTTCTTGTAACCAAGCATTAAATTCTTCAGATTCTTTAAAATCTGGAAAATCTGGATGCACTGATAATAATTCTTGACTAGCGTTTTGCATTTTTAACTCTTGCTCTTTTTCTTTCAAACTTTTGACTTCTGTTTCTAAATTAGAAACTCTTTCATTAGCTTGTTTATTAGCAACAGTTTCAACAACACCATACACATCAGGATATTCTTCTTTAAATTTATCAAGTTCGTCTGAACTTTTTAAATTATCAATGCCAGATTGTGTGGCTTTTGATTGTGCGTATAAAGTTTCCTTTTCCTGTTTCCATTCATTTAATTTTCTATCATAATGAGATTTTAAATCATCATAACGTTTTTTAAAATCATGGACAATCGGTTTGGTGTCTTTCATAAAAGATTGCTCGGATTGTTCCTCTTCTTCAGTTTTCACTTCCGGTTCTGGGTCATCCTTGTCCAAATCTTTATGATACGTATTTTTATATGGGGTAGGTTCTTGTTCTACCTCTTCGCCTTGTACCTCCTCAGTTTGAGTAGTTTCAGCTTTCGCTGAAGTGTCTTGAGACTGTACAGTCTCTTCGTCAGTTTTTGCCATTTCGGTCTCCATTCAAGTGGGGTCAGATTGCTCTGAGTAGCCCTTTGTGGTTAATAATAATAATAGGGGTCGTAAACAAACATTGAGTAGCCTATGACCAATATCCCG